GGCTCGGCCAGCGGCTCGATCACGTCCGGCTCGCCGTCATAGTTCGCGTCGGGGATGTTCTGGAACAGCAGCGCCTCGCTGGCCCGCCGCCGCACCAGGCCATTCAGCACCTTGCCGCCGCCGCGGTTCCATTTATGGAATTCCAGCGCCGCGCCTTGGTAGTCGCCGGCGTTGAGCTTCTTGAGCAGCGTCGATTTCTGCAAGTTGCCAGCGCCGACGTTGTAACAAAAGCTTACCAGCGCATCGTATTGCCACGGCTGCAACGACACCGTGACCAAGCGATGCACCGCCGCTTCATATTGCTTCATGCTGTCAAGAAACGCCTCGTCGCAGTCGGCCATCGACCAGATGGTGCTTGGGCCGAACTTGTATTTATCGGCATGGGTCGTTCCCCATCCGATCGTCAGCACGCCGGCTGGACAGACATAGGCCTGATAGCGATCCGGCCCGATCCGCTTCATGCAGCTCTCGAAATGCTTGATCAGGTTGGCGCCGGCCGCCGTCAGCTTGAGGTCGCCGTTCATGTCGGGAAATCCTGCGCCGCCGCTTCGCCGTCCGACCGTCGCTCCGGCGGCGGCGGGACAATGCATTGCGACAGAAGCTTCTGCACCTCGGCCTGCATCTGGACGAACAGCTTGACGTTGTCGGAGCGCTGCGAGTTGAAAATCGAACTTTGGTAATAAACAAAACCAATCAGTGCCGCGTTCATCACACAGAGCGCCAGCACGATTGGCTCGCCCTTCAGCGCATCCATGAAGCCGCGCGCAGCCTGGCCGGTCGCTTGGATAGGATTCATTACAGCGACGTGGAATAGCTAACGTTCAGCGAATCGCCATTGACGACGGCCTTGTCGCCGGTCGCAAACGTGCCAGCGCTCCACAACGTGCCGCCCGTGTCGTCCTTGGTGGCCGAGGCCCCGGTGCCATACACCAGGAATGCTCCCTTGATCGTGCCGCTCGAGGTGATCGCATAGACCAGCGCCGCCGATAGTGTTTTCGACCCTGCAGTTGCTGCCGACCAAACTGCGGTTTTGCGGTTGCCGGAATAGGCAGGCGCGTTGGTACCGCCCCCCTCCAGCCATCCAGTGTGCGAGGTCATCGTGTCGCCCACCGCAACTGCGGTGAAGGACACTGACGAGATCAAACCCATGAAAGGCCCGACCACGGTATAGGCCGAACCCGCCAGCGCTGTGTCCAGCATCAGGTTCTTCCCGACGGTGCAAACGATATTGTCGATCGTCTCGCGCCATTTGAGCTTGCCGTCGGCATCGCGGCATTCAAACACATAACGGCCATGTGCCTCGGCCTGCTCACTGAGGCCGCTGCCCCGGATCACGCAAGCATCATTGCACTCGCGCGCCTGCGCGGTTTCTTCAGTCATTGGTATTCTCCATTTGGAATTCAGGTCAGCGTGACCAACGGGTCGATGTAGAACGTGCTCAACCCCGCGGCGCATTTCGCGCGGGCGTAGATCCAGCCCTTCTGCTGCGGCGTGAATGTTGCCGCGAGCTTGAACGCCGGTGGCGGCACCGATGTCCAGCCAGACGTAAACCCGGACGGCACCGCACCAACAAAAGCCGTTGCGCCGAAGTTTGCCGTCCAAACGTTTCCGGTGGTAGCGCCGCCACCACCGAAATGACAAATCGGCGCGATGGTGCCCGCCGGAATCGGGTTGCCGCCGGTATTGGTCACCGGGTTCTGCACGCCGATCACTCCGTTTAGCCAGTTACCGGACGCACCTTTACGGAACCAGGCTTTGCGGTTGTCGAGGTCGATAGCAATGCCGCACACGTCGCCGCTCGACATTGGCCCGATGCCATTTATTTGATTGACTCCATTCGACCAACAACTGCCGTTGCCGGGATATAACGCTGCGCCAGCCGTCGCATTGTTGCCCATGGCGGTGTAGGTCGAAGCCGTGGTAGCCACACCGAACCCGGCATTGCCGCCCGCGGTGCCGACCATGGTCGTGGTGGTAATCTCGAAATAGTATTTGCCGGTTGTCTTGCCTAACGCAGCCGCTAGCCGGGCGCCGGTTTCAGCGGCCGTGCTGGTATTGGTAACGACAAGATTGCCGCCGGATAGCGTGACGTTGGCAACGGTTGCCGCATCCCATGCCGATGTCGCCGTCGCGAACGCCCACGCAGCGCTGCTGGTAGTCTGCGCCGCCGCCGTCGCCAACAGGTTTGCCTTGCCGTCGTTGACGAATGAGCCCTGCGGCGAGGAGCTGCTGCCCAGGAACTCGACGTCGATCCAACACTCGTCATCGTTCGGCAGCGCGGTGCCACCCCAGATGCCCTCGACCGTCGCGGTGACGGCCGAGCCGACGGTGTTGTTCCAGATCGCAATCGGGGGCGATTCAAACGGTTCCGAATAGTTGGCGTTCGCGGTCGTGGCTATTTTCCAGCTCAGCGGCGTGGTGCCGTCCGATGCGCCGCCGGTGGTGCGCACAACCGATGTCTCTTCGGTAAGCGTCCCGGTCATCTGCTGACGGTAAACTTGATAATTGACCCCCGCGGCGCCCGAGCGCACAAACTCGACACTGTTGGAAAACAAGGTAAGCGCAGCATTCCTGGTTACCGCAGCATCGAGCTTGCAGTCGATCAGCCTGTATTTACAAACCTGACCATTGGCTATGGTGCCGAAGATCGTCTTGCCAGAGCCCGCAGCCGACAGATCGACGCCGATGCACTCGATGTCGCTTCCATAAGTAACATTCGGCTTGAACAGGACGGTCGGGATCGTTCCGAGCAATGCCGACGGCGTATTGCGCCAGACAAACCTATTGGACCCTTCCCATGTCAGGCCCTGACTGACATTGGCGAAGGAGACTGTCGTGTTGTTCCATTCGACAATGGTTCCGTTTTGATAGGTGATGTCGATGTAGCCCGAGGCACCCGATGAGCCGATCCGCAGCGAACAATTATCAAAACGAATCCAGCCGGCGACAACTGTGCCGGGTCGAATGAACGGACTGCCGGTGCTGTTGCCAGCGATAAAGATGATGCCGTCGTAGTGAACGATCCCGGTCAAGGTGAGATTGGTATCGCCAGACGTTGCGATCACTGCAGTCGCGCGCCGATCGGCCGAGACCGGCGGCACTGAGCCCAGGCGATTGACGCAGACGACCTTGCTCGGGTTGCTGACAGTGGTGCTCCAAGTTCCAGGGTTGGTGTTGGTCGTCAGTTCGGAATGATCGTGCGCGACGAACAACGTATCGCCGGCCGCCACGGTTATCGGATTGAGGGTCGTGTAGGCATTGGCCCAGTTGGCGCCTGTGCCGGCCCCCGTCGCCCCCGACCATAGATATTTGAGTGCCATTCGCGTTCCTACAGATTGACCATGGTGCCATCGGCGTTGGCCTGACGCGCCGTTCCGTCCGAGTTGACCATCGTGGTGATGACCATGCCGCTGCGCGCCACCACCTTCACGCCGTCCTGCGCTGCGGTAGCCGATGCCGCCTCGGTGACCGCTGCAGTCGGGCCAATCGGCCAGCCGGGGATAAAGCCGGACGGCACTGCGCCGCTGAAAGCCGAGGCCCCGAAATTGGCCGCCACGACATTGTTCGCAGCACCGCCACCCCCGCCGAACGTAGCAAACGGCACCATCCCGCCAGCCGGAATTGTTATGCCGCCGGTATTGGTAGCTGGGTTGGCGGTGCCGCTGTTGTTCCAGTTGCCGGACGGCAGTCGCTTGAACCATATCTTGCGGTTGTCCAGATCGACGGCGACCCCTGCGACCTGTCCGTCGCCGTACAAGCCGAGCGTGACGCCGGTGTTTGTTCCGTTCGCCCAGATGCCACCAGAATGCAGTCCGTTATTGCCGGTCGTCGCCGAGCCGCCGAGACCGCCATAGGTCGATGTTGTGGTGCCGACGCCGACGCCCACATTGTCGCCGCCGGTAAAGGTGATGAACGTCGGCTCGAAATAATACTTGCCGATTGTCTTGGCATACTGCGCGGCAACGCTTGCGCCCTGGTTGGTTGGCGACTTGGCGGTATTGGTGGCGATAAGGTTGCCGCCTGACAGCGTGACATTCGATGACATTGCTGGCTCGAAAGTCGCCCAGCCTGTTACCGCGTTGATAGTGGCATCCTGCACAGCAACCGCTGCGCTGATGTCCTCCAGCAGCAAGACTGGGTGAGCCGACAGCGCATCGACCACGTCAGTCGCATTCGCTGCCTCAACGATCTTCTGCCCGAGGAACGCATCGAGCAGATCGCGCGCGTTGCCAGGATCGTCAGTCAGCGTGACGAAGATTGTGCCCGAGCTTGGGTTATCTATGGCTGCAGCAATCTCAATGATATTCGCTGCGAGAACATGGCGCTGCGGGCGCTGGACGACGCTGCAGACCAGCATGGCTTATGAACTGCCGGAAATGTTGACGCCGGCATAGCCGTCGATATCGATCTTGCGCCAAGTCTTGCCGCCATCCGATGAATAGGCCAGCCCCTCATCAAATCCACTACCGGCGAGCCAAGCACCGCCGATCGCCGCAACACACCAAACCTCCTCAAACACCGGCACGGTTTTAGTCGTTGTCGTTGCGCCAGAAATAACCTTGATCTCGTTGGACGGCTTGGTCGGCCTAACAACAACACCTTGGCTGTAAAAAACCGGTGCCGGCATTACGGGTTGTACCGACGCACCCATGAAGCCGTCCGGAACATGCTGGCCGAATTCATCGACGCAACTATGATGCCCGCAATATTTGCCGGGAAACGGCGAACGATAGCCACTGCCCTCCGTGTCCACCACACCCAGATCGATTTGGTTCGACCAATGTATGCCGTCCGCCGACGAAATTTCATATTCATTCGCCACGAATGGATTGCCGGGGTCTGGCGTGCCGCTCACATATGAAGCATGAAACGCGCCCGGCTTTCCCGCCGTTGCATTGTTCCACACCAGGGCACCCGTGAACGACTCAACGTCCCCTTCGCCCGGCCCCGTGAATGCGATCTTCCAGGTTTGCGCATCGCTCGACCTGTAGATGACGGCGACCTGGCCGCCCTCGGACTTGTTGACGTGGCCGCTCAGCAGATAAACGCCCGCGTGATAGGTCGTCGCATAGGCTGCGTTGAGCGGCCCATATGCGGTGTCCGGCAATGACAGTTTCGATACGGATGCAGGGCTGCCAGGGCGGACGAAAAAATTCTCGCGCTGAGCCGTGGCAACAAGAAAGCCTCCGCCTTCGACATACTTGACAGGCCGCATCAGCATGTCGAATGGGATCGGGCCGATCACCATTCAGATGTCCATGCGGATGAATGGCAACGTCACCGACAGATCGGATGGCTCCGCATCGTTTGATTGCGTTACCCGCAGCGCGTAGCGGTCGCCTGCAACAAAGTCGGCCTGCGCCGGAATGCTGAATGCGCCAAGCTGTCCGCCATCGGCATCGACCGTGCCGCCCGCATCAAATGTAATCGTGCCGACCTCGATGCTGTTTTTTTGTATAGACAGGATGACATCGTCCGCACCGCCGTTGGCTGCGCCGAGATAAGCATAGCAGTCGGCGTTGCCGAGCGGCAGCTTCATCGCCCGGTTGGCAACGCCTTGCCATAGCAGTTCGTCGGCGTCGCGTTGGATCGAGCCCGGCACGAACACCGCCGCGTCGTAGTTCACGTCGCGCAACGGCATGAACAGGTTGTAAAGCGGATTGCCGCTGCCATCGACGGCGTTAGGATCGAACGGCGCCGGCGCTGGTGGCGACACATGGTCCTGCAGCACTTGGAAGATGCCGAGCGGCGAATAGGTCACCATGTCGCCGCGCACATAGGGAGTGGAGTTCATCCACTCACCCTTCAGCGTCAGTGTCGCAACCGGCAACGGAATGACCTGGGACGTGCCATCGGTATAATGGAACGTCATCGAGTTGGCGCTATACGTCACATGATCGATGCGCTTGCCTTCAGCAAGATCAGCAACCAAACCGACGACACGCTGATCGAGGTTGTAGAAACTGCCATCAACTTGCGCTGCAGAGTTCGGCGTGCCAGTGCCAGCACCCCAAGGCCCGGTCGTGACGTAAACAATCGTCGTCATCTGTTGTACCTGGTCAGGCCTGTATCGATGACCTCTACGTTCGCAAGGTCCTGGAACGGCGCGAACCGCGCGCCGATGGCGGTGGTGCCATTCTCCAGATACTGAATCGAGCGCAACACCTCGAATTCCCAATATCTGCTTTTGTCCATCGTGCCATCCGGAAGGACGTAATAAACGCGCACCTTGTCATACACGCGCTTGACCTCGACCATGCGGTGCTTTGACCAGTTGCTAGAAAAACTAAACGGAAGATCAACCACAGAATTGCTGCCGCCGTTGATGACGGCAATCCCTTTGTCGGGCGCGTCCTCGATGCGCAGCGCGCGCGGCGCTGCCGGTCGAATATTGGGAAAGACAACCGGACGGACGACGGTTTCAAACCCCATCACACCGCCTCCAGGTCATAGCCGGTCGGAATTTTCACGTCAGTCACCTGGATGTCGTAAGGCGTGGCGAACTCGCGCGTCATGGATTTCAACTTAAAGGTCGCCTTTGTCTCACAGAGCTTCAGCGCATCCGTGGCGGCTTGGTTGCGGGCCTGCAGCAATTGTTGCGCATAGTCTGCGCCGTAGGTCAGGAAATAAGCCGGCCCGGTAATCATGCCATTAAACCCGCCCGTATAGGCATGGAGTTGGATGAACCCCCACTGAAAAGCCGCCGTGTTCTCAACCACCAGCGGCTGGTCGATCACGTCCTCAGCAGCGATCACCGACATGAAGTTTATGCCGTCATCATCAGGGTTGGCGTTGGGTGGCGCATAGCCGACCGAGCTATCGAACAAAACAATGCGTCCGGTGAATTGCTGATAGTCAGCGCCGGTATAGGCCTCCTCCGCATAGGTCGGATCGCCGCCAGTTGCGATCTGCGAACCCGCCCGCCCGATGGCGCAGCCGATCTTGACCTCGCAGTTGATGCGTCCGTCTGCACCGTCCAGCGCAAGCGTGTAGCTAATAATCTTGCCGGTCGCTTCACCGATGCGTGGCTCGATGATAAAGGCATTCTTGCGCAAGGTGATTTCGGCCATGCGCTCAAGCTTTGGCGCGAAGGATATTTCCACCACGCGCGAACGCTTCAGCAGATGCGTGCGGGCAAGCGAAATCAAATGCTCGATGCTTTGGTTACCGCGCGCTGTTGCAATGTACGAGCGCCGCCTTGGGTCGCCAATCGGAATGACGCCGTCGCTGCCTGCTTCGCTCAGATTAACAGACTTGATACCATCAAGGCGCAGCGCCTCGCCGTCCTCCGGGTCCGTCAGAATGTGCTGCACGTCAGCGACGAGCGAGATCGTTACCTGTTCGGTGCAAGGCCGCTCTGCCGTGTAGCCTGCCAGCAATGTGGCCTGCACATGATGGCACGGCAGAACGCCTGCCACCGAAGTGAAGTTGTAAGAAGCAGAGGCGGGATAGGTGCCAAGCTCATCGGTCGCATAAGTGACTTGCGAATCATCCGCAGTCACAATCGGCTGAAACTGGATTGAGCCAGGAGGTTGCATCCGCATTGACGAAGCCGAAGAACTTGACGAGATGCTAACCGTTTCACCGTCCCACCAATCGACGTTGAGCGTACCGCCCTCGGTTACCGTTGAGACCTCTGTGTCGAACATATTCCACGCAGTTGCCTCCGACACCGTCCAGCCATCGCCGAGACCCGCGCCCGGCTTGGGCCAGCTCCCGGCATCCAATGTGAACGAAGTAAAAGTTTCGCCCTGGGTGGCTTCAATATTTTCCGGCCAGTTGTTCTTCAGGTAGTCGGTTAGATCGACGGTGCCGTAGGCTTGTTGCGTCCAGGAAAACTCAGCAGACAGATCGACGCGCGCCAGCGGCCCCGATGTTAGCGTCAGGCCAAGGCCGTCATAAAGAACCTTGCCGGCTTCGGACGCCCCGTCGAACTCGACCAGGCCGTCCTCGCCGACGATCTCGTCGGACACCGTCAGCACATGCGTCTCGCGGTCGTAATGCCAGATCTTGGAGTAGCCTTCCAGCACCACCTCGGGATCGTTGCGCTGCTCTGGATCGATCACCAGTTCGTCGTAGAACGGCAGCACCTTGAGGCTTTCGGCAAGCGCCTGTTTCTGGGCCACGACATCGAAAGGCCGGGCGATGAACTCAAGCGTTACCAGTTCTTCAAAGATAGACGTTGGCACGCCAACCAACCGCCCGCGAAACTTGAAGAGAGCGCCGCCGCCGCAGTCGAGCGCAAACCACGCCCATATCTTTCTGCCAGGACCGAGCAGGCCAATCGGATCGCCGCTAACATTGCGCGGGCGCCTGACCACCACCGTCAAGCTTGCCGGGTCGCCTTCGCTCTGCTCGCATGTGAAAGAGAAAACGCTTTCATCCCAGCGCAAATGCTCGGGACCGAACGCCGTTTCGCTGGCATCGATCCAGGCAAAATACGGCTCGCCGGCTGGCATCTAGCTGATCGCCCTTTGCTCGGCTTCAAGTTGCCACGCCACCTCGGCGGCCCACTCGTCGCGGCTGGTGTTCCAGCTAGTGACCTTGGCCAGGATGGTCAGTTGGCCGGTTGTGTCGTTCGGCACGCCGAGGCCGGGAATGCAAGTGATGGTGACGTCCTGGCCAGGCCAGATGCCGGTCAGCTGCGGCGCCTCATGGTCGGTGCATTCAATCGTGACCCGGTATTGCCGAAACTGCGCCAGCGAAATATCCGCCAGCATCCCGCGGCAGTCGCGCGCCAGCGCCGCCGCCTGCTCGATCGGCTCGAGCGTCATGGTGATGCAGCGCACCGCCCATTGGCTGAAGTCGATGCCGTCGATAGCGAGCAGCGTGTAGGCCGGCATCAGGAATACCGCGACGGCTTGCGACCACCGGATCGCACTTGCGCAAGGCCCGCGGCCTTGCGCAACTCATCGACAACCGAGCCGGGCGCACGCAGCCCACCGATTGGCGGCACGCCGGGAAACGCAATGGTGATGTGGCTCATGCTGTTGACGCCGCCGCCGGCGAAGGCCGGCACAGGCCCGACCAGGCCGCCGAGCGCAAAGCCGCCGAGGCGATCAAGCACGCCGGAAAGGTTGCCGCCGGATCGGCGCAGCGCCTCCAGCAGTGAAAGAACGCCCGGCTGCCGAACTGCGCGGGCCGGCATAACGTGCTCGCCGCGCGACAGCCAAGCCAAGTTGCTGTCCGAGGTGCCGGTGCCGCGCCCGCCCATCAAGCCGCCGCCGGCAAGCGCCGGTGCAGCACCGCCGCCACCGCCGCCCGGAGACAATTGCCCCATCAGCCTGACCGCTTCGCCGAGCTTGGTGATCAGGGTATCCATCGAGGAGTTGATCGCGCTGAGAGCCGTAACGCCGCTTGACGCTATTTGACCCCAGAGTTGATCAAACCCGGTCAGTGACGCTTTCGCCGTGTTGAAGGCTTGCACGATCCGGTTGCCGGCGTCGGCCTGGCTCTGCGCCATGCCTTGGCTCTTGGTTATGATGTCGCTGATCGATGTGCCGAGATTGAGCAATTGCGCAACTTGCGTTCCCAACGCGCTGCCGAACGCATCAACCGACGCCTTGTCGCGCTCCAGCCCAGGCGGCATCTTTTCCAGAAGCTCGAGCAGCGGTCGCGTTGCCGTCACCGCATTGCCGGACTCGACCTTGATCGCGTCCATCAATCCGGTGACGAGACGGGCGCGCTCGCCCGCTGTGCCCAGGCCCTGCAGCTCAGCAGCAATATTCGGGATGGCTTTGGCGGCACCGCCAGCCGAACGGATCATTGCGTCAAGTAGCGGTGTCACGTTGTCTGTGATCGGCCGGCCGATCGTCTCTAGGCCCCTGCGCGCCGCCTCGCCCGCCTCACCGGCTTTCAGCGCCGTCTGGCGCAGAAACTCAAGGCCGGCTGAAGTGGGTGGCCAGCCGGCGGCGATGTTTTTCTGCGCTTTGGTGATTTCCAGTTCCACCCGCGCGATCGTGACCTTGTCGATCTGGCTTTGCAGATGCTCAAGGCCTTGAGCGATGCTTTCGGGCACAATGCCGGCCCGCAGCAAGCCCTCACGCACCTTGCTGAACTTCTCGAAAGTGCTGCCGAGCTTGATGGCCTCCGCGTCGATGGCACTGATCGCCTGGCCGGCCTTGACCAGAGCGGTGACCAGCCCGACGCCGAGCGCCACCGACAGCACGGTGACGATGGCGCCGACCGGCCCCAGCACCAACAGCAAGGCCCTGGCCGAGATGCCGAGTTTGTTGAATTGGCCATCAACCAGCGACAGAGCTTGCACCAGCTTTTCCAGCTTTGCGGTGTCGCCCAGTAGTTTCTTTACTTTTTCAATTTCATCGCCAGCGAGCTTGGCGCTCGCGATGGTTTTATCAACCGCGCCAGTATCGAGATTGTCGAAGCCGCCAGCCTTGCTGGCAGCTTTATTAATATCGCTAAATACTTTTTGCGCTGACTTGCTAAGGCTCTCAAGCTGCCGCTCGATCTCCTTGCCGCCTTCCAGTTCGATCCTGGCCGAAAGCTTGGCAACCATCAGTCGCTGTCCTTGAATTCTTTAAGGAACGCCTCGCCGATCTTCTCGGCGTTGGCTTCGATGATTTCGTTGAGGTGGAATTTCTTCGGGATAACGACGCGCGGCACGCCGATATAAAGTGGCTTGCGCTTGCGGTTGTGGTCCTCGGCGTCGAACGCCAGCGGCACGCCTTTGATCGTGCCAAATGTGAGCTTCTTGCCGGACTTGCCCGGCGGCGGCGTGCCTTTCCTCGTCGGTATCCACATCAGCGGCTTGCCCTTGATGGTGGCGCCTTCCTGAAACACGCTGGCCAAGCCATAGCGATGCGAAAAGAAGCTGATCGCTTCCATCGACGGCACGCCGTTCTTGGTCGCGCCCTTGATCCGGTATTTGTAGCCCGACTGCCATTTGGCATGCTTGAAGCCAGGCCCCGCGGCGCCGATGTCGTCGCGGCCTTCATCGACCGCGTCCTCGCTCACCTTGTTCAAAGCAGCGACAGCGGCGGTGGCGATCGGGCGCGTTTTTTCCAAGAACGCCCGCGACAGTTTCACCTTGTCTGTGGTGATGCGCACCCTCAGCGCCATGGCTCGGTCAATTCCTTCAGCATCTTGTTGATGGTGGCGCCGTCGCTCTGCGCGCCCACGGCAGCGATGTGCAGGCGGGTCGCCTGGTCGAGCTTGTCGAGCTTGGCGCTAAAATCCAGATAGGCCGCGATCTGCCGCGGCGTCAGGCTCATTGCATAGTCGGCGGCAAATCCGCGCCGGACGAGTGCGGTGATGCCGATGGCGATTTCTTCAAGCGGACGCGCACGATCGGCTTGGCGCTGGGGCCGGTCATGGCTGCCGTTACCATGTCCATGACGGCCCCTAGTCCGTTTGGGAATGTCAGCCCGACAATGGCCGTCAGCAACTTGATCTGATCCTCGATCAGCAGCGCGGCAGCAACCTGTTCGGCCTTCTCGTCGCCGAGGTGATCGCAGCCGGCGGCGATGATCGGGCCGATCGCCACGCCGCACTGCGCGACCAATTTCGGCACCAGGTTGTCGCCGCCGCCGAGCAGCAACACCATTTCCGGAAACCGCGAGACGATGGCGGCGATAGCGTTGGCGTGCAATCCCCGCACCACCAGGCGCTGACCGTTGGCGAGCTTGACCGGCTCGACCGAGGTGGCCGGCGCGATGTCCAGCAGATCCATTGTCACGGCCCCACAAAGTCGGGATCGGTCACGGTGATCTTGCCGAACGATCCGTCGGTGTCGTCCTTCATCACCTCGGCCTCGAGCTCGATCACGCTGAACTCGTCCTGGTCGGTGATAAAAGAGAAATCGCCGGACGGCACGAACGAAACCATGCCGGTCCAATCGACCTTCTGGCCGATGTCGTTGCTGCCTGTGACCGACAACTCACCGACGAACTCGATCTTTTTCAGCGCGGATATTTCGACGGTGCCCGAGGCCGGCGTGCCCAGTTCGCCGAGCATGAAGATCGCCAAGTTCTCGGCGGTGATCTCGTCCAGCGTCAGCTTGATGGTGGCGCCGACCTGAGTGACTGCCGTGAAGTCTTTCGTCTTCACGCCTTCCCTGCTGGAAAAGTGTTCAAGCTTCTCGATCGTCGGCGTATAGACGAAGCTCGGCGCATTGCCGAGATCGACGGCCGTGCCGGCGCTTCCCTCTTCCTTGAATGTAACGATGCCCTTTCCGATGTGATAATTCTGGACGCTCGGTGATGTCGCCATGGCGGTGGATGCTCCTTTAAAGCTCGTCGGGTTTCAGCGTGTACTTGAACAAGAACCGGGCAGACAGCACGCCGTTAAGTTGCCGGCCATCGCCGAAATCAGTTATGCAACCGAGGTAGCGGATCGCACCGTTCCCGTGGCGTCCGGTCTTGACGATCGTTTCATTCAGCGCGGTGTCGGTCAGCACACGCTTGATCAATTCGCGGCGCAGCGTCGATAGGTTTGAGCCTGCCTCGCTGGATTGCTCGCCCAGTACGATTTCCGGCGTCATGGTCACCATGGTTGGACGGTACGGTTGGCGCATCGACGCATCGCTGGCGTCGTCGGTATCCTCGTCTCCATCGAACAACGCCGCCGCCGGCAATTGTTCTTCAGCTGTAACCAGGTTGTTGCGCAGCGCCGTGCGGATGTTGGGGATGGTCGCCAGGATCGCGTGCAGTCGCGCCAGGATCTCCTCGCGAACGTCAGCCAACGTCGGCTGCCTTCAATAGAAACCGCACCTCGCCGGCGTCCTCGCCGTTCGGACTGCCGCGCAACTCGTATGACCGAACGATCCAACTGCGGCCGTTGAAACTTAAGCTTGCATCGATGTAGGCGTCACGCGCTATGCCGGCTGCAGTCAGTTCCGGAATGCGGGCATAGGCGCCAGGCCCGACGCTGCGCACCTCGCCGCTGCCGGCCGGGTTGGTGACCGGCCTGGTGTCATCGATCACGGTGATGGCAACCGCATTGAACGTCGCCGTCACGCCGATCTCGGCATAAACCGGGTTGTAGAGCAGCGCGCTATAGTCAAGCTGCATGTAACCGCCGGAATGGTTTGATCAGGTCGATCACCGTTTCCGACAAATAGCCGGGCGAGGTCTGCGCCAGCGACGACGTGAAATATGCAATCCTGGTGTCGCCGTGCTGCACCTCGCGGATCGACGGGTCACGGTCGCCATACAACCGGCTGCCGTTAACCGCCTCGATCACCGCCTGCGCCAACCGCGCCGGTGCCTCTTCCGGCAGATCGTAGCCGCCGCTGTAGTTGACGGCGACGATTGAAGAGGTCCACCAGTTCTCAGTCCACAACCGGCCGGTCGCCGGATCGAATTCATAATCGATGAAAGCCGCGCCCGCGATCGAGACCTCGATCACATCGGCCACCGGATAAAGCGACAGCGTCAGTGCCTGCCGGGTCGGCATCGTCTCGCCGCGGTCAAATGTGAAAGTTTCCAGCGCCTCGGCCAGGCCAAAACGGCGATCACAATACTCAGCAATAAGCCGTGACTGGTGTGTAATCGCCGCCTGCAGGGCAGCGTCCTCGTCGGTGCCGGTGATGCCGAGCGCAAGCTTGAGGTCGTCGAGGCTGACCAGGTCCGGCCCTGCGCTCGCCGGATCTTCATCGAGAATTTCCAGGATCGAGTGCATTAGCTGAACCTGACCGGCTCGGTGGCGCGCTTGTCGTCTGCGCGATAGTCGCGGCCGTCGTTGCCGCGTTTCACCGCAAGCCGCCATTCGTCACTTTTGCCGGGCCGGCTTGCAGTCTCGCTCTGCGCGATCCAGAACGAACCGCCCGAGGTGACGCCGTCGCCTTTGCTATAGGCGGTGCCGTCTTTCCAGACGCCGGCATCGAGCACGGTTGCGGTCTTGACCTCGCCGAGCACCTTGCCGCCAAGCAACAATTGCAACGTGCGTCCGCCGTCCGGCGAGGCAACCGACGCCGCGCCGAGCATGGCGGCAATGCTCTGGTTGATGTAATCCTTGAACAGATCGAGGTCGATGGCATTGCGGCCCGCTGGTCCTGGCGGTCCCGGCGGTCCAGGCAGCCGCGCCAACGCGCGCACCTCGGCAAGGCAACGCTGCGACAGGGCCAGGCAGACGCCGATCGCGTCTGCAAAGGTTTGCGGTTTGTCTGACATGAAAGCCTACCGGGTGCTGACGACCTGGAGTGCCGTAAAGATCGCGTTGAACTGCATCGACGAATAGATCGTTGGCGGAGGAACGCTCGGCGGCCACACTTGCGTCGTGCCGAGATAGACCTTGGCGGCTAGCGCGCTGCCGACATAGACCTTGTCCGCCGTGTTCAGCAGCATCTATCCGACGATCACGTAGAGCGTGTTGGGGTCTTTGACGGCAAGCGCCGTGTAGGCCGCCTGCGTCATCTGCACGAAGGCCGGCGCCCAATCCAAGCTCTTACGGGAATATGCGACGCCGTCGTTTGGCGCCTCGCCGACCGGCGAATTAGCCGATGCCCCTTCGCGCGAGATGATCACCCGCGCCGCAGTCAATGGCGAAGCCCCCGCGCGCCACGCAACCGGCAGCGTCGCATAGGTGCTGTTGTCGGTGAACGGCGCGATCAACTCGTACAACTGCCACTTGGTCGGCGCATCCTTGTCTTGGACAAAAAACGTGTCGCCGACCTTGACGCGCTGCAGAAAGTAATTTTTCAGGTTGATCGCGTTGGTGTCGTTGGTGATGTAGTTGAGGAAAATCGCGGTGGCGAGATTTTGCGTCGCATGGTTCAGCCGGACCCCGCCCGCGGCCGGCGGCGGCAGCACCGATGCGTTGAACATGTAGTTTTGCACGCCGCCGTAGGACTGATGCGTGACCTCGGCCCAACCCAAGCTCTGGCGGGCATATTGCAATCCATCATTAGGTGCTTCTGATACCTTGGCTACGGTGACCGCGATGTTGAAGAGAACGCGCTGCTGCGCCAGCGCCGCCGGGCCGCTGGCTCGCCATGTGCAGGGAAACTCATAGTAATTGGAGTGAGCTATACCCGGCCCGGTGGCGTCGAACGACACCCATTTGGTGGCGTCGTCCTTGTCCTGAACAAAGAACCTGTTGCCGGCATCGACCAGGGTGAATGCGTTGCTGTTGTCACGGCCGATCGCGGACACGTTCATCACGTAGATGGCGGTGACGAGCGTAGCTATCGAGTTATTGAAGCGTATCTCGCTGCCGGTCGGCGGTTGGAACGTGGTGGATGAAAACATATACTCAAACGTGGTGAAGCTTTGGCCCGGCTCGCCCGCCGGCCCCTGCGGCCCGGCCGGCCCGCTGCCGCCCTGGATGCCTTGCGGCCCTTGCGGCCCCGGCACAGTGCTGTCGGCACCCGGCGGGCCTTGTATTCCTTCCGGCCCTTCCGGGCCTTCCGGTCCCGGCGGACCTTGCGGCCCGCGCGGGCCCTGCGGCCCAGGCGGGCCTTGCGTGCCGTCGCCGCCCTCGCCGTCCTCGCCACCACCACCGCCGCCGATGATGCCGGTGCCGCCTTTAACCTCCTGCCAGCCAGAATCGCGTCGACCATAAAGTTTGCCGTCCTGCGGCGCTTCCGTGACCACAGCTTTGCGCAGATTGAGCAGCTTGCCCTTGCTGTCGAGGATTAGGTCTTCGCTGCCGGCGATCGTGCCGCTGTCGCTAAACACCGCAACCTGGTCGGCGCGGCCCTTGCCCTCGACCGCCTTGCGCAAAAACCGCAGTTGCTCGTTCATGGCTTCTTGGCCGCCGCGGTGACGCGGCCAGGCGTCAGCACCGATCCATCCGACATGGTCAGCAACAATTCGCCGGCGCGGTTGATCGCAGCTGCAACCACGCCAACACCGTCGCGGCCCGGCGGCCCGTCGTCGCCCTTGATGCCGATGCCGTCAACGCCGCGGTCGCCCGGCGCGCCCTTCTCGCCCGGTGGCCCGATCACCGTGCCGAGCCGCTCGCTGGTGCCGTCAGAATAAGACAACGCCAGTTCGCCGCTGCGCGTGATGATGGCGGCGGTGACACGGCGCGTCGGCTCGCCACGAACAGCCGGCACGATCGGCGGCGCAGTTTCATTAGGCGGCGGCATCGGCTCACGCAATGCCGCCTCGGCGCTTTTGATCTGCTCGAGCAGATCGGGTGGTAGCGCGGGGGCCTCGACCGCCTTGATGCGCTCATGCATTGCGCGCAACGGCTTATCGATCGTGTCGAGCACAGCATCGACCATCTTGCCAACGTCAAGCATAGCTGAACCTTTCAGCGGACTTGCGATGTAGGTCTTCGATGAAGGCTACCGCGTTGTCGGAGTAGTCGTCGTCAGGCGGCTCGTCGTCTTGTTCGCTGTCTTGCGGTTGGTCGCTTGGTGGTTGCGGCGGTGCCGCGGTTGCAAACGGATCATCCTGCGCGTCACGCTTGGCCAATGCGGCGAGCGAATAGTTCTGCTGCTGCAGATAGGGCGACTCGCCGCCCTCGGCGGGTTTCAGGTCGAGCTTGGCGCGGCCCTCGTTCGGCGACATGACGCCCGCGCCGACTGCGTCGCGGATCGCGGTGATCTGCGTCACGCTGTCCATGCGCAACAGGTTCTCGGTGTCGAACTCGGTGCCAAGCCCGACGCCCCAGCCGATACCGAGCGCGTGGTCAAGCAGTTCCTCGATCTCCTCGATCTGCGACTGCAGCGCCTGCGCGTAATATTCGACGTTGAGCGCCTGCACGTTGTTGTAGGACGGCAGCGCACCGACGCCGACCTTGTACGGCGGCACGTGGTAAACGCTGCAAACCACCTCGGCCGACCACTTGAGCTGCTCGATCATTTGCCCTTCGACGTTGGTCATCACCATCTTTTCGAACTTCAGCCCGTCGCCGAGCACCGCGATACGGCCGAGGTTGCGGCCGGAAAAGTCGCGCTCCCAATCGTCCTTGAGCCGTTTGATCTGATCGTTAGAAATCTCGCCCGGCGCGGTGAGAATGCCGCCCGGCGCCGAATTGTTCTGGAACAACAGCGCCGAGGCCTTCTGTGCGTTGAGACCGAGCATCGAGGCCAGGCCCGAGGCAAACACCGGCGGCGTTCCGCACAGCGGATGGTAGAGGCAATTCATGCGGTCGTGGATGATCTCGCGCGCCGGCACGGTGATGTCCCCGATGCCCGCAAGATTGTCATCGCTCAACTGGTAGAACACCTCGCCGTCGTCCGCCACCAATGGCTTGACCCGCGTCGGATCGAGCACATGCAGCGCGATCACCACCTGGCGATTGTCGCGCTCCTTCAAAACGTAGGTATTGCCGCGGGCGAGCTTGGACAGCACCCAGCATTCCCAGAATTGGTTATGGGTCTGATAATTATTAGGCCTGCGAAGCACGGGCGAAAATGCCGAGTTGATCACCTCGCTCCAAATGTCATCATCATCCTTCTCAACCAGTTTGACGCGCAGCTTGCCGATGTCGCGCGCGATCAATGTCTTGCAGGCAAAGTCGGCATGAAACGCCGCCACGCTCTCGGTGCTCAACTCCATGTTGCGCTGCCAGGCGCCAGTGAACGGCTCGCGCACGACAGGCCACCATCCGCCGGACGTGCTGGTCCAGGCACCCGGTCCAGGCGCCGCCTTGGTCCGGGTGATATCGAAGCCGAGCAGACGCATCGCGTCAGTCCTCGGCCTTCATGTCGCGGCGCTTATGCCGGCCTTTTGGCTGATCGGGTTCTTGCAGCGGTGCGGTCTCGGCCTTCATGACCTTGCGGATCGCGCCGAGTTGCAGGGCGTGCCTATCGGTGGCGTCAAATTCGTCGCCCCGCGCATATTCCTTGCCAGCGTAATAGACGCGCTGCAGCGCCTTTACTTTCACCATCACAACCTCCTTGAACGACGAAAACCCGTCGGCCCTTTGCTGGGCCGACGGGCATCTGTTTACCGGTTGCTAGCGTTCGACCGTTGGACGCTGCTCTGAAATCCGGTTCGGTTGCTGCGCCCGCCGGTTTGCTTCTTCTTCGTCACGCAGCCGCGCCATCACCGCCGCCTCGTCGAAGCTCGGAGTGATGGTGACCCCCGACAGATACTGCACCGACCCGGTGCGTGCCTTCAGCCAGGTGATGAACCGCTCCGCCCTGATGCCCACCATGTTGGCCTGCCAGAGCGAGACCATGACGGTGGTTGCATCCGGCACACCCGGCGCGCCGTCCATCTGCAACGACGCTTCGGTCGAAACGTCGAAGTTAACGCCGCCGTCGTCCGCAAGCAGGATGCACGGCGCGTTGATCGCAATCACCATCCCGGTCGGGACGACTTGCGAGGCAACCACCGGAATGCCTTCCAGCGTGCCGCCGTCCTTGGTCATGTCCGGGAATTCCTTGGCGCTGAAAGCGTTGCGAGTCATGCCAATGCCGAGAGCCAGCGACGAACGCATCACCAACACCAATCCATCGGTTGACTGGTTCGCGGCCGCATAAGTTGCGAGCAGCGTATAGAGGTCTGCGCGCAGAGCTTCCGGCGTGCCACCCGTTGATGGAATTGCCGTCACCCCGTTGGTGACCGAGGCCGGCGAAACGCCGGTCACTGCCGCCACCGCCGGATCAAGGAAGGTGGTATCGACCAGCTTGGTGATGGCATGAACCAGCGAGTTGCGGATCACGTCTTCCGCCGCCGGCGACGAAAAGCGCATCAGTTCCTGCGTGATCGGAACGATGCCGGCGAGCTTGTTGAAGTTCAGCGTCACGCTGTCGAACGCCATCGCACTGACCGGCTTGGGCTTGCCCTCGCCGACCCAACCGGCCGTCGCCGCCGTTATCTCGCGCGGCACCTTGATGTTGAACGGCACCCGCGTCAGCCCCGGAATGCGGTTGAGCACCGACGCCGCATAAAGCAGTTCGATGAACTCGTTGGTCAGGTTCTGCAGCGTCACCAGCGGCCCGGCCCAGGTCGCGTCGGTCGTGGTGCCGACCGCCACCGCGGCACGTTCCACAACTTCCATCGGCATCCGCAGCACCTGTTCGATGTCGTCGCCCCATCCCTTCGACCGCGCTATCTCGGTCGGATGGACGCCGTTCTGCTTGGCCAGGTAACGGGCGCCGAACAGCCGGATGAATCCAACGCCCTTCTTCATCGCCGGCCGCACCGCGATGACCTGCGAGCCACGCGATCCAGTTGCTGCGCGCTGCGTCGTGCCATCAATGCTGCGCGCTTGTTCCATGTTGCGTTTTTCCGAAGCACGCAGCCGCACCAGATGCTCGTCGATCTCTTTCACCTCGGTATCGAGGTCGTCGTATTTTTCCTTCTGCTCGGTGTCGAGCGTCAGGCCCTTCTCGGCGACGGCGTCCATAACTGTGTCCATCTCCGCAACCTTGGCGGCGCGTGTCGCTTCGAACGCGCTGATTTGATCGGCAAATGTCTTTTTCATGATGAGGCCCTCCTTGGCCTTCACAACGGTTGACGCTTTCCGAGACGCCGGAATGGTGTGGCGATCGCCGTTCAGCGACAGGCCGGACGCGGCCAGCTGCGCGAGATCGAGAGACTTGATGGTCAGAATGGTGGCGTCGGCGTTCGCCGGGATCGTCACCAACGACATTTCAATGACTTCGCTGCGGACGAAGCGCAGACCGCCGTCGTCCATCCGCGAATATTCCAGCGGCTTGAACCCGATCGAGACACCTCGCACCAGGCCCTGCTCGAGTTCGACCCAGGCAGTGTCAGTCCGTTCCTTCAACATCGGGGGTGCATCGACCTGCGCGATCTTCGCGGTGAAGGTGATGCCGTTCTTGGTCGGCTTGTCGAACGTCACGGTGCCGACCGGCGCGTCGTGCCGATGCTGGTGCAGCAGCGGCATCGGGTTTTTGAACTGGACGCCGAGCGGCTCGACGACATCGCCCATCCGATCCGGCGACGGCGTAGTAGCAATGCCGGTGATTATTCGCCGCGCGGCATCGACCGCCTTGACGTTGAGTATCGAATAGGCCCGGTTCAGCATCACCGTAATCCCTTCAGGCAAAGAACAACTGATATTCCGGCTTGCGCTTGACGCCGGGGTTGAGCGCCATCAATGCAACGGCGTTGAACAGCGCCATCAGCGGGTCGATCTTGCCGAAGCCGCTATCGTCGCGCGCGATCCGCATCCCGGTCGGCGTCGGCACGATCCGCGCGTTGCCGACGCACCACGTCATCAGCGCCTGGCCGCCGTGCTTGAACGAGCCGTCAACCAGCTTGCGCTCGACGGTCTTGATCGCCCCCATCAACGAAATGCCCTGCCGCACACCGGCCAACAATTCGTTTTCCTGCGTCACATCGATCTTGGCCAGCGCATCGACGATGCCGCCGATGCCGATCGCGTCAACGCCGACGCCGGCCAACTTGCCGGAAAGCTTCACCTTGTCGACCACGTCGATCACGTAGGAAATGTCGTCCGGCAATTCTTCGACCACGGTCAGGTCAGCGTCGGCCTTGAAGCGATCATAAAACCCGGTGTTGGCCTTGCGCCGTTCCAGCCCTTCCGGCGAAATCAGCGCGTGCGTCCAGGCCAGATAATGCTTGCTGCCGCGCTCGCGGCCGACCACGGCAATGCCCAACAGATCGTCGAGCCCGCCGCCGTCGATGCCGACCACCACATTCTCGCTGCGCTGCAGCACCTCATCGAGCGTCAAGCCCGCCTCGGCGCCGCGCTGCCAGTAGTTCGCACCGGCCCAGCCGTCGGCGCGCAGGCTCATGCCGATCTGGACATTGAAATGCTGCGACGCAATCAGCGCCACCGCCGCCGGCCCGTCGGCCTCGGCCCGCACCACCTCGCGCGCCAGGAAGTCCTCGTTGGTCGAACGGCCGAGGTTCGGATTGACCAGCGGCCAGTATTTCCGCTCTTTCCAGCCGCCATCCTTGGCCAGCCGGTCGGGCAATTCGTACAGCACCGGCAGCAACGGCATCTGCGTCTTGCCGTCACGCACCGCCCGCGCCATCGCCAGTTCGGAGGCGAACACGCCCGACGGCGTCTGCTTGCTCTGCGTCGTGGTCTGAAACAGGAACCCGTCCGGCCGCTTGGTCAGCGCACCGCGCAACTCCAGGAATATCTCCGCAGCCTTGCTCTTGGCGGCAAACACGTGGGTCTCGTCGATCATCGTGCCGCAGGCTTTGCTGCCGGTGATCACGTCGGTGTCCGCCGCCTTGATCATCAAGGTCGCACCGGACTGCCGGTGCGTGATCCGCCGCAGATGGTCTTGCACGTGAAACAATTTGCTGAGTTCCGGGTCGAGCCGGATCGTGCCCTTGGCCTGCTTGTAGGCAATGCCGGCCACCTCCATGGTCGGCGCCACAAACAGGTATTCGGCTTCCGGCCGGCGGTTGCAGATGATCGCCGTAACCATCACCGCGCCGCCGTTGCTCGACTTGGAATTGCCCTTCGGTATGAGCTGGAACACCTCGGAGATATGCCGAGTGTTCGTGGAAGGATCGTAGGAGCCGAACAGCGCCGCCACGATCGGGTAAAACCACTCGCCGCACACCTCGCCCAGCGTCGGCGTCCCGATCACGTCAGGCAGCCTTAACCGCTTGAACACGCGCAGCGCCTTGGCGGCCTCGGCCGGGAACAGGGGAAGCTCCGGGACCAGCGATCGCCCGTCCAGGATACGAGCCTCCCAGTCCGGGCAGCTCGTATCCCAAATTCGCGACAGCATCAGTTCGGTGGCGCCTCAAAATCCAGGTCGCGCGACCACCCGGTGCCCGCACCACCCACATTCGCCGCAGCCTCGGATCTCTGCTGCTTCTTGCCCACCGGATCGTCGATCAACCGGCGGTGACAATACGGTGCCGCCCGAATGGCCATCAGGTCACGCCGGGTTACGTCCGCATCAGGATCGTTCATCACAGTCAGCATGTACTCGAGCGGAAGACGTTTCCGGCGCATAACGGAACTCCAACGGGTTGTGGAAGAATATTCTACCTAGGGGGAGGCCTAGTGGTGGAACACCCCTAAAAAGTCTCTGTATGAG